TTAACATTAATAGGAGAACAGACAGTTTTATTACTTAAACGAGTTACTCCTGTAGATTCTGGAGAGTTAGCAAATTCATGGAGAATTGTTGGACAAGGTAAAGGTTATGTTGAAGTAGGAACAGATCTTATTGATCAAGTAGAAGATTTAGAAAAAGGTACACAACCTCATATAATTAGACCTGTAAGAGCAGATGTTTTGAGATTTGAGATTGGTGGTCAAGAAGTATTTACAACAGAAGTTAGACATCCTGGAACTGCACCAAATCTTTTTTTAGATAACGTAGCACGTATAATACAATCAGAAGTCATAAAAATTTTAGAACAGGCATTATCTGAAAATCACCCATATTTTCTAAAATTAAAAGGTGGAAAAGGTAGGAAATATCAACAGGTAGGAAGAACCTCAGCAGGACTTAAAGGCGGTACATCATTTGCAGGTAGGTCCACTTTGGTTAGAGCAGGCACAGGTAGGAGACAGTTAAAGCGTAGGCTATCTCTTAGAAGGCGTAGAGGTTCATTAGCTAGATCTAAACAAGAAACTAAAGTGAAATTAGGATAATTACTTCTATATAGTATTTATCATGAATAATAGCTATGGTAGCTAAGAATAATGCTGTGTTCAGATTCTTATTGGATATAAAAGACTTTGTAAACAAAGGTAGAAAAGTAATTCAAATAAATAATCAAATATCAGGCTCAACTCAAAAAGCATCAAATTCTATGGATAAATTACAAGATTCAACGAAAAAAACAGGAGACACAATGGCAGCAAATGCTGTAAACTTCCAAACAGCAACTCAAGGTATGCTCAATTTAACTACAGCAGGTGTTCAAACATTTACTTCTTTCTCAAACTTAGATAGAGCAGGCAACAGATTAGCTCAGGCTCAAATAGGAGTATCAAGAGCTACAGATTTGTTAAACAATAAACAGTTAAGATTAAATGAATTAATAGCAAAAGGTCAGGGAAACTCACAAAAAGCAGTATTACTTACAAATGAATTAGCAACAGCAAGAGCAGATCTGTTAGTAAAGACAGACAAGTTAAAAATTGAAGAAGGAGCATTATTAGATATTCAATTACTCTTTGTTACAAACATAGCAAACGTTATGATTTCATCAATGCAAACTGTAATAAGTTTAAAAAATGCACATATTGGATCAACCATAAAACAGATAGCTCAAGAAAGATTACTTTCAACTACAATATTTACTAAAACTATTCCTGCTATTACATCACAAAATGGAGCTATGTTGGTATATAATACAACTGCAAAAACAGTAATCAATACAAATAGATTATTAATGCTAGGAATACCTGGAATTGGAGCAGCATTATTAGGAGTATCATTAGCAGTAGAAGCATATAATGATAATTGGGGTGGATTCAGAGATATGATTCAATCAATATTACCATTTATGAGAGATCAAAAGAAATTATTAGGAGATGTAAATGATATATTAGGAGAAACAACAGAATCTCAAAATCAATTTAACAATGCATTTAGCACTGAATCTGATTTATTATTTGATTTACCAAATAAATTAAATTTAACAGCAGATGGACTTGCAAGAATTAACGCAGAACTAAGAGGTTCTAATTTTGAAAATATTAAACGTTATAATTTTGAATTATCAAAAGCTGCTGAAACAGGACAGCTTTTTCCTAACGCCTCCATTAAAGGAGGCTTCCAAACACAAGGAAGAACACAAAATAAATCAAATGTAATACAGCATGAAGGAGACACTTCTGCTACTGCTTATGGAATACCTTCTTTCTTAGCAGCACACGCAGATACAGGATTAAATGAACCAAGAGAATATATAAATCAAGCAGGTAACTATGTAAAAGTGGATGCTAAAGGAAATAAAATAGTTTCTCATAAACCATTTACTACTCCTCAAGATCAATTCAATCAATTTATGGATATCGCAGGCAGAACTGTTGGATTTTGGGCAGGAATTTTAAGTGATGCTATAACTAAACCTATTAAAGATCTTACAGCTCCAAGTATTCTTAAATCTGATGTAATAGGATCAGGTGCATTTACAATAATAGCTGGGAAAATTGGCAGAGGGGTTGCAGAAATATCAGCACAGTTTGCAGGATTTGAATCAGCAGACCAACAAAAGACGATAGAGGGATTAAAACAAGAATTAATAGATATGACTCCTACAACAACATTAGAGCAAAGAAACAGATTATTGATAGGTAATTTAAAAATACCAGGAGCAGGAAAATTTGTAGGTGGAAGAATCATTTCTCCAACAACAGGTGTTATGTTTGGAACAAAATTTGTTAAACAATTAAAATCAGATTTGGCAAATACAGGAAGTGATTTATATAAAAATTATAGTGAAGAAGAAATTAAACAATTTAAAGAATTTGTCAATTTAGTACAAACTGATGAAAATGTAGCAGCATTAGTGCTTGCACAAGATGAATTATTGAAAAAAGTAAATCCAACTGTAGTAACTCAAGAAGGTCAAAAAGAGTTCTTTGAAAATTTAAAATTAGAAAAATCTAAAAAAGATGCATTAAGAGTATTAGCAGAAACAAAAAGATTACAAGAAGAAGAACAACTAAAAAGATTACGAACAGGAGCAATGAAAGCAGGATTATCAGTAAGCGAATTTGGTAGACGTATGAGATTAGGTCAAATAGGCAGAGATACATTAATGTTTCCAGAATCTACAGGAGAACAACGTACATTTACTGAAAAACAGTTAAAGGATTTAAAACAATTAGGTGGAATATTTAGAGCTGGAACTGAATTATTTGAACCTGAAAAAGTAAAACAGGCTAGAGAAATAAGAAAAAGATTAGAAGCAGGAATATTTTATAATATGGGATTACCCACTGATACATTACATGATAAATTAATCTTAAGATCATTTGGCAGAGTAGGTGGAATATCACTAAGTCCTGATGATCCATTATTAAGAGATATATCAGGTTTTGGAGAAAGGAGAGCAGAGATATATTCTCAAAGAATGATTGATCCAATTACAGGAGAAGATATGGGAGCTATGGGAATAGACATAGGCAGAATAGCAGATACAATAACATTAGAAGAAGGTAAACGTTTAGCAAAATTACAAAAAGAATTGAAAGAATTTAGAGGAATAGGTGGTAGAGCAGATGCAACTATAAGCACTTTGGTTAAAGCAAGTAGTAATTATAAAAGGATGCAAGTTGAACACGCAATGGGTGGTATGGAATTTGGAGCAGGATTCTTTAAATCAGGAGGTGCTACAGCAGCATATCAAGTACCTAGAGGTTCAATAAGAAGAAATCAGAAATTTATAGATGAAATGAAAGAAAGAGACAGATTAGAAAACTTGCGAAGATTTGGAGGATATAGTTCAAGAAAAGAATGGAGTGCAGCAGGCAGAAGAAAAACATCAGAAGCATTTAAACAAGCACAAATATTTGCTGATTATTTTACAGGAATTGGCAGAGTATCAAGTTACACAGGAATGAGTGACTTGAGAGGACAGTTAGGTGGAATTAAACAAAGAGCAGATACAATAAAAAATGCATTGTCATCAGCAGGTTTAGGTTACAAAAGATTTAACGCTAGAACAGGATTACGATACAGGCATACTCTTGATGAATATAATAGATATATGACAGAATGGAACGCAGTAAGAGCATACAATGACAATCAGTATGCAAAAGCAAAAGAAATTAACTTACTTCAGGGAGGATTTGGATTGACAGGATTTACAGGTTCAGCATTAACATTGCCTTCATTGCAACAAGAAGTAGCCAAACAGGATGAATTGATGAGAACAATAGGATTGGACAGAACTGAGGCATTTCAAATCATTGATACAGAAGGCAGAGGCAGAGAGGAAATAGATGACAGGATCAGATTCAAGGACAGAATGAACAGTATGTCTACAGGGGTAAGCGTACTATGACACTGACACCTAACTATGATCCAAACGCATTACATCCAAGAATAGTGATAACTAATCAGTTTGGCGGTTCTGCATATACTTTCGAGTCCAAAGAACTAAACCCTACAGGAACTCAGGACTTTCAGTTAAACGCATTAAAGTTACATCTTGGAATAGATGATGACTTTGGAACTTTGCATTTGGTAATACATGACAATGACGGCAACCTGTCAGACTTGACAAACAATGACAGACCTGGAGTAATTGGCAGAGAGTGGTCCATACAGTTGTATCTTGGAAAGTCTACAGCAACTGAAGAAAGGTGGTTCTATGGAAAGATAAAGGACTTTACAACCAGCAGGCCAACTACAGGAGTTCAGACTATCAGCATAAGTTGCGTAGGATATGGAATCATACTAAGGGAAAGAATGAGCAGATTGGTAAGAAATCAGGCAAAGACAGCAGACGGAGTTACGCTAGATGATACTGACAATTCTACAAAAATATCAGAATTGATCTTGGACTTGTTCAACGATAAAGATCATTACATAGACAACAACATAGACAGACTCACTTCAATTACTGCACAGACAAGTACGACAGGAAACGGAATTGACGAGTCTGCAACAAGTCAGAAGATAGCAAACGTCAATTTCAATGTAGCATCATTTGCACAAGTCATATCAAACCTATGTGGAGTAGCCAATACGACATTTCATGTAAACGCAGACAGGGCATTGATAGTTCAAGATCCAGAAAGCAGGGATTCAGGATTCCTGTTTACAAACAATCTGTCAGGAGAAACAGCAACCACATGGGATAATACAAAGATAGGATATGTATTAAACGCACCTTTGGAATGGAAGGACTCATCAGCAGATATGCTATACAACTTTGTTCATGGATTCGGACATTTCAAACCAGGAGTTACCGTAAGTGAGACAACTGCACCAGATGCAGCAGACAACTTGGATTCAGAATGGCACGCAATTCCTTTTGCCTCAACAGCAGACAATATCGTAAAGATAGCAATACGTTCGATCAAGACAGGAACACCAGCAGAAGATACTTCCGTACAGATTTGGGGAGACACAGGAGGCAGCGGACCAGATCCTGATGATGTAAGATACAAGAAATTACTAAATACAGAGACACTAAACAAGCTAGGAACTACTACACCTGCTGATTGGTTTGAGATTCCAATACATCCAAGACTTGATATAACTCCAGGCGAACAGCTATACATAATATTTCCAAAAGTAGGAGATGCTTCTAATACAATCAGTGTAAACTATACAGCAGGAAGCGGAACATATTGGGATAGTACGGATGGAACTACATGGACCAGCAGAACAGGCAAGTCAGCATACAGGATATATGAGTCAAGGAGACTTACTACGACAGTGGAAAATACCTCAGCAGCAGAGATATTGCCTGAGCCTAGAGAGAGAATATTTCCTATTAGATCAGACTTGGAAGAACAAACTGTGAGACAAACACTACTATCAGCAGCAGAGGTATTGGGAAAACAGAGAAGAACATATGGAACTGTAATAGTTTCTCCTGTAACAGCAAGAATACCATTAGGAACTTTCTGCAAGCTAGAGGATGTAAAGACAGGATTATCAGTTAAGGCTAACATAACAGGAATAGACTTGCAGGCAGATTCATCAACATTGGGGGTTCAAAGAATAGAACTAGCTTTGGATGCGTATAGAAGATGAGTGACGTATCTAGCTTTGTCCGCAGAGGTCACAGCAACAGCGAGACAATCAACAAGTTACAGGCTTTAATCACGCCTTTGGCATTTGCAGATCCAGAAGATGATGCACTAAAGGAAAGAATCATACTTGCAAGCCCTAAAAGACTAAGGACAATTACAGCATTTACAGGATTGGATATTACAGAATCATCTACTGCTACAAGAAAAAGAACATCATCATCACTTACCATACTTCCTGATACTGCTTCTCCTAGTGCTTTTCCTGTAACTCCAAGCATTGTAGGAACTTTAGACTTTGACATAACAAAGAAATACGGAGCAGGAGCAAGATTTAATGGAACACAGTACGTATCAGTACCTGATGACAATCAGTTTGATCTTACATTGCCATACTTTACTTTGGCTTTTTGGTTCAAGACAAGTGAGGGTGGCTCTCAGACAATATTTAATAAATCTGATTTTAACTTTGATCAGGACTTTTGTTCTGCCTGTGCAGATTTCTCAGATGACTATAATACAGAACCAGATACTACAACTGAGCCTGGACTACAGATTAGGTTTGAGTCAAACAAGGAAAAGGATTTCTGTGACACCTGTACTGACTTTGATGTTTCTTACACTACAACAGTTCATAATGACAGAATCAGAGTTGTCATATCAGACGGAACTAATCTGCTAGACGGCACAATAGATACAGGAGACATATCTGATGGAAATTGGCACAGCATTGTCCTAGTATCACAGGACTCCATATCAGATCACTGTGTTGCCTGTGCAGATTTCTCAGACGATTATCAGCAAATTGCAACACCTGTAATAACACTATACGTAGACAAGGTAAGCAA